GGTAAAAATCTAATTACAGCAAAACCATTTCCAGTTTTATCTAGTTCTGGTTTCCAAAATCTGTCGTCTTGGTATTTGGATTTGTTCTTTTCTTTGTCCTCAGGATTGAGGTTGGCTTCTATTGCCTTGGTAAGTTTGTCAAAATTACTTGACGATTGTTTTAATGTTTCAAAGTCCATCGTATTTCTCCTTGTATTATTGTATTCGTTGTCTTTGTGTTTCCTGTATAATCGGAATCATTATTATTTATAAGACTTCTCTTGTCCATCTACCCATTTTTTTATGTCTTGTTTTCTAACATTCTCATCATAACAAGCTTTTGGTAAAGTCTTATGAATTTTGTACTCTTTATATCGTTCACACCACTCAACGATTTTATCTAATATTTTATAAACTATTTTATCAAACATATTAGCTCTAATATATCACATTACTGGCTATCTGTCAACCCTGATTTGACTCTATAAAAAGTGTGATACCACATTTCTAACCAATCATTTCTATTCTTACATATTATACTCTCAATATGTGTATAACCCTTGTCCAGAGCGTATCTAAATCTATTAGAGCCTGATACAACACCCATTTTAGTGTCGTCTTGCCAAGGAAACCTGTTCCAGTAATTATCTTTCTTAATAATAAGTATCGGCCACTCCATACCTCTCTTTTCCAAATCGTCACTAACAATAGCAAGATAATCCATGTAGTCTTTATCTGTTCTACTTGGTAAATCAAATAGAGTATGAACATCTATTAATTCTTGTCTCTTTCCTGGGATTATTTTAGATGCAGTTAAAGGTTTCATTTAGTTCCTTAAATGTTATATAACTCAAATTCTTATTTGTAAATTTATTCCACTCACTCACATTACTACTTACAGCTGTATTACCTCTAATACCATCGGGATTTACTTTTATAAATTTTACCTTTGGATGCTCTCTCATCAACTCTGCCCATTGATTAATCCAATTGACATCTGGTATGGGTTTATTTCTTTCATCGCCATAGTTTTGTGTTGACTTGTACATATTGTTTATATTATCTGTATTACTTTTCAAATCATGCCCAATTAGATATAGCTCTTCTAAATCTTTATTTTGATTTAATGCAATATGACCAGAAGTTGCACCACATGCCCAACCTCTATCTTTACCTAAATCTCTTAACGTGTGTGTATTATCATTGTGTATATCAACCCAACTCACATAACAACCTAAATGATTTATTTGTTTCTTTTCTATTTGTTCACCACCTTCAATTCTTTTTATAATACCTACCTGACCTGATATAGCAGAACCATGAAATACATAATGTTGTTTATCACCTTTTTCATTTTCGTGTAATTTAAAATTCTTTTTAGCAATATCAATTTGGTCTGGTGTCAAGTTAGCGAAGACAACACTACTATATGTCATTCCTGGTAATGCATTCCAATCTCTTAACCACAACTCACCCTTATAACCACTTTGATATACTTCGTGCATCATAGGACCATCAACAGCTGTTAATACATCTGGTGTAAAATCTCTATATAATCCATTACAACCATATATCTTTCCATGTGGTCTCAATCTAATTAAATCTATTGGCGCTCTACTCTCACCATTACCTATACAGAATACTCTCTTTGTCATATTACTAAACCTGATACGTTATTTTCAAAACCAACTTGTCCTTTGATGAAGAAGTTTGCCGCTACTGTTATTTTTTCCTTGTCACTTAAATTATATCCAGTATGTATAAGATGACCAGGGAACAATACAAAGTCACCTGACTTTACACTAATCATTGTCTCAAAGGCATTAAATATATTATATGATTGATAATCTAAATCAAAATCATATGCATCTGTAATTAAATTTTTTAACCTAGTGAATTTTAATTGTGCTTTCTCTGCTTGTGCGTAGTAAACAACATTTATAATACTGTTCTTATGATTATGTTGATGATGTTCTTTATTTGATTTAGCAGCCCAACTATGTGTCATGGCAAATTGATTATTGACACAAATAATATCCTGTACATATTTTGTGGCACAATCAAAAAATTTTTGTTTTAGATTTGATAGTTTGTTCTCTACCAGTATGTCTTTGTTAATTGATATGTATGCACTGTTTTGAGGTTTTGATTTCTCGTAGTCTGTATTGTATAAAAAATTTAACTCATCATCATTTAATAGATACTCACTCTCAAATTTTATAATAGGTAGACCAAAAATTTGTGTTGTCTTATACTCCATTTACAAATGTCTCTTTCATAATCAATTTACACTCTGTCGCATTGAAGTTTATAAATGGTTTTACTCTGGCAACCTTAAGTGAGATTTCAGGCCATACAACTTTCTCGGTAATCTCTTTATCCCAATTTTTAGTAAAGTTAAGAAAGTGATTAAGCACGACCGCGGTCTGGAAACTAACTTTCCTTTGAATAAGTAAACGTAGCATTCTTGGATGCTGTCCATTAGGAGGAATAAACCCATCATCAAAAGAAATACCACGGCTGCCAAAGTCACTAGCAATAACTCCGCACTCCGATTTAAAATGATAGCCAAAGGATTCTTTCCGTTTTTTATAATCCAAGTAAACCCCTCTACCATCATTTGCCAACAGATTACCAATCCATCTCTTGCTATCTGCAAGAAAGTTAGCAACAAAGAAATCAAGTATATCAGCTTCTGCATATTTCGTACTTAGTTTGTGAAAGAAATATCTATCTTTCCGTTTTGTAAATGTTTCAAGTTTCGCATTGACTTTGCCACCATACTTATAATAATCATATGTATCAGATGCAAAGTGTAGTTTGACTGCCAAATAAGTTTTGTAAACATCAAATCCTCCGTACATTCTCTTTATCTCGCCATTGTTTTCTCATACTTATATAAAACTCGTCTTGCGTGACTAAATCTCTAAACTGTTTAAATCTTGTGGCTGCCTTTGCCTTCTCACTTGTCGCCCAATCTTTTTCTTGTGGTAATACCTTTCCATCTTTACCATACTTCTTACCGTCTTTGTGATTGGCATATCTTCTAGCTCTTGTAAAACCCATTTCTAAAAACTTTCTACACATATCCATACCAACAAAGTCTTTTTGTATTCTATAATCTAAATACATATCAAATATTTTTTGTGATGATACTCTGGCTTCTTTTAGAGTTTTAAATCGCCAATGTCTACAGATGACATCTGTGTATGGTCTAACCAAGAGCACACCTTGTTCACCACGACCTATTCTATATCTATTATCGTTTGGTCTAAACAAAGTATTTTTATAATCTAATTTGTAATTAAACTCTATCATATTGGTAATACACCACAACGAGGTATCTTTAACATTCTTAAATTAGTTGCTTCTACTTGTATCTTTTCTTTTAGTGATTTGGATATTAGTGATGATACCTGACTTGTATCTAATCCATTCTCATCACAATACCACACAATAGCATCCATGTGTGAAATCTTTTTTTCTTTTACAATACCCTCTATCTTTAAACTAAACTCTTTACTATTCATTATATATCTGTTCTAACAATATGTTTTCGTAAAGCTCTTACAAGCCTTTCCATATTGTCTATAATATCTATTAAAGATTTGTCTGTGATGAAGTGTTGTTTTTCTTTTAACTTGTCGTATTCTTTTAATGAAATCTGTACCATCGGACTTGGTGCCATGGCCTCATTTTCCATACTTGCGTCTAACGCTCTTTGTTTTTCGTCACTATCTGTCATTATATCCTCCTAATAATATATGTGGGCGCCTCCACGCTAGCTTCAGCGCCCATTGTCGACTCTTATAATATACCACAATCTAACGCTTTTGTCAAGTGTCAGTCCCTGGTTTTAATAAATTAGTATTCATTTGCATGTCAAATGTATGGAATATCATACATTTAAATGGGTCATTTGGTGCCTCTGCAACTGCAAGTGTTTGGTGTTTATCATTAATATAGTATGTAATGGCGAAAACAATAGCGCCATCTTCTTTAGCGTTCTCTTTACCAAAACTTATGTTAATAGGTGTAAACTTGTTATCTACAATATATCTATCCACTTCTGCTGGCACACCACACATCATAGGATATTGCATCATCATCAAATTATACTTTGAAAAAGTATCAGCATAACTGATTGTGCTAAACAGTATTAGACAGATTGTTAGTATTAGTTTTTTCATTAGCCCTCTATGATAAAATATGGGCTCTTACTTATCTTGCTTGATTTTATCTTTGTTTAAGTTCTCATAATATTTATAAAATTCATCAATTGATTTCATCAAAGGTGTCA